ATGAGTGCGCAGCTGGCGCGGGTGAAGGCTCTGCTGGCGAAAGCGGAGAGCACCGATTCCCCGCAGGAAGCCGAGGCGTTGACCGCCAAGGCTGAAGAACTGATCGTCAAGTACGGTCTGGAACTGGCCGAGACGGCCACCGACGGGCAAGACGACGTCGTGGTGACTCATACGTGGGAGTTCGTAGGAACGTGGGCGATCGCGCTGCGACGGATCGTCTGCTACGTCGCGTCCGTGTTGCCGGCATGCATGAACTTGTACTTCCCGTCTCGTCGTGGGCAGCGTGTGATCGTCTGGGCGCACCGTAGTGAGATGCCCGGCTACGTCTCGCTACTTGATTCCCTGCTCCGGCAGGCTCAGCGGGATGAACAGCTGTGGCGGGCGGTGGAACGTGCCACGGGCCGGAGGGTGGTGACCCAGTCACACCGACGTAGCTACTTCGAGGGGTGGGCGCTTGGCGTGAGCGACCGACTCCGAAGCCGGTACGAAGATGACGCCACCGGTTCGGCAGCCAGCCGGGAGCTGGTGTTGGTGGCCCGCCGGCGCCGGCTGGAGGACTACGTGACCAGAACTGAAGGGCCGTGGCGGGCCGGGCGGCCCAGTCAAGTGGCCGTCAGTTTCGCTACTGGCCAGGGCTGGCGCGACGGGAAGCAGGCCAATCTTGGGTCGGCCGAACTGGTGGAAGCTTGAACGGTACGGTCCCCTCGTGACTGATCCAAGGGTGAAGGCGGTCCCGGTGGCGTGGGCTGGCCTGATGGGGGAATGGACTGATGGGTTGCGTGCTGCGGGGTTGTCGCGGGAGACCGTGGCGTTGCGTAGGGCGCATGTGGCGCAGTTAGCGCGGGCGTTGGGGTCGTCTCCGGGGGAGGTGACCCGGGCCGCGCTGGTGGAGTGGCTGGGGTCTAGGGATTGGCAGCGGGAGACGCGTCGGGCGGTGCGGTCGTCATTGCGGTCCTGGTGGCGGCATGTGGGGCGTCCGGAGTTGGCGGATGCGGTGCCGATGGTTCGGCCGGGGGACGTGCGTCCGAGGCCGTTGCCGGATGATGCGTTGACGTCGGCGTTGATGGTGGCTGATGAGCGGGTGACGTTGATGCTCCGGTTGGCTGCGGAGGCCGGGTTGCGGCGCGGCGAGATTGCCCGGATCCACGCGTCGGATCTGGGCACGGATCTGCTGGGAGCGGTGCTGCGGGTGCGGGGGAAGGGCGCGAAGGAACGGACGGTTCCGATTGGTGCGGGGCTGGCCGCGGCGGTGCGGCTACGCGCGAAGGAGGGCTGGTTGTTCCCCGGCGCGGACCATGGGCACTTGTCGCCGCGGTGGGTGGGGAAGTTGATGTCGAAGACGCTGCCGGAGGGGTGGACTCCGCACACGTTGCGGCATCGGTTCGCATCCCGGGCGTACGGGGCGACGTCGGATGTGGTGGGGGTGTCGCGGCTGCTGGGCCATGCGTCCGTGGCCACAACACAAAGGTATGTGGCCACGGACGCGGATCGGCTCCGGCGGATCGCCGCGGCGGCCGCCTAGCTCCGGGGGGTGTTGACCATGGCCAGGCCGGTGACGGCCATGGCGAGACCGGACCATGCCGCGGCCTGCTCGCCGGTGATTATGCCGTAGACGAGCAGGACTCCGAGGCCGGCGGTGGCGATGCCGTAGATCCAGCGGCGAAGGTCTGGGTCGGTGATGATGCGGTTCATGCGGTGTTCCTTTCTTGGAGTGCGGTGATGGCCCGCCACATGCGGGCGTGCTCTCGGTCGGCTCGGGAGAATCGTTCTCCGAGTTGCACGACGCTGTCGGCGGTGCGGTCGTTGCTGCGGCGTAGTGCTTGTAGTTCGGTGAGGACGGCGTCGGTTTGACGGGTTGATGTTTCGTCGGCGCCGGCGATTCGGTCCGTGGCGGCTTTGACTTCGCCCCGGACCGCGTCGAGTTTGTCGACGACGATCTTCACTAGGCCACCGACGGCGGTCAGCAGGGCGGCGATGGCTGTGATTAGCACTGCCAGGTCAGCGGGCGGCATTGAGGATCTCGAGAATGCTGTCGAGCTTGCTGTTGATGGCCGCGATCGCCTCCTTGTTCTCCTCCTCGAGGGACTTGGCATCGGCGATCTCCTGCCTGAGGCTGACGTAGCCGTTGCTGTCGGCGTTGGGGTCTCCGGGACGCCTGATCGGGGCCGTCTGGGTCATGGCGGCATAGGCCCAGCTGGCAGCCAGGTCGGCTCGGGTGGCGGCGGTTCCCAGCCGCGACTTTGCCGTGTCGGCGGGGCTGCCGAACTCGGCGGCCCACACGTCGCCGGCGATGCGGTTGTACTCGGCGTCGGTCAGGGACATGTTGGTTCCTTTCAACCAGGGGGATGTGTCTTTCTGCGCGGCGAGCACCACGGCGGGATCGATGTGCTCGGAGGTGTTGTTGCGCAGACTGATGTGAACGTGATGTTCGTGGCCTTTGGATGGCCGCCACGTCCATCCGTAGGTACGGGAGCAGATGCGGCCTTGGTAGATGACGTAGTGGACGCGTGGGTTACCAATGGCGGCGTTCAGCAGGGTGGGAACGTCGATTCCTTGAGCGGTGATGTCGACGGCCCGCACGACTCCGTCCGGGTCCTTCTTCCCGTATTCGTCGTACGGGTTGTGTTCGGAAGTGGTCAGTGAATGCTTGTAGTCGCCAATGGTGCCATCCCATGCCCGGGACCGGTTCGGCCATGCGGCGTTGACTTCGGCCATCAGCTGGGTCAGGGCAGGAGCGAGTGTCCAGGACATGCGGATCACGCATTCATCTGTACGGCGATCCATGCGGCTTGCAGGGTCGCGTCCGCCAGGGTTTTGCCTTCGACGGCCCAGAACCAGAGTTCCGCGCCGTTCGTGGTGACGTTCCCGACCGAGAGGATCACCTTGTCCGTTCCGCCGGCGCCGCCGGTTGAGAGGGTGGCGGTGACAACTGGGGGTTTGCTGAATCGCGCTACCGGGAAGGTGATCGTTGCCCGGGCGTACTTGCCGCTGCTGGCCGGGGTATTCGCGGTTCCGGTCTGTACCGCGTAGGGGATGTGGGCGGCGGTGGTGGGGTTGCAGGCGTCGTTGAGGTCGTTGGCGGCGAGGACGGCGCCGGGCTGGAAGGTCATGTGAGCTGGCATCATGCTCTCCTTGCGAGTTTGAGAACGGTTGTGTGTTCGTGGCGGATTGGTGGGCCGATGATGCGCCATTGGTGCCGGACGCCGGTGACGATGCACCGGTACCGTCGGCCTAGCCGGATTACGTCGACGGCGGTGAGTATGCGGATGGGCATGGTGCCGTCTTCGGTGGCGTGGCGGCCGTGGAGGGTGAGGGAGACGGGTCGGGCGGTGGCGTCGGCGGAGCGGTCAAGGATGTATCCGGCGACGCGGTTTTCGTCGCCGGGCATGGGGACCGCGTCGACGTGGGCGGTGCGGATACCCCATTGCTCGATGGCGGTGGGGTTTCCGTGGGTGGTGCTGACGGATTCGTCGTGGCCGTCGTTGCTGATGCGGTGGGCGGTGAGTTCGACTACGGAGGTGATCGCCCGGGTGCCGCCGGCGATTTCGATGCCTGTGTAGGGCAGGGGAGTGCGGTTGTCCACGATGCCGGCTTCGGCGTAGGGCAGGTCGGTGTATACGACTTGGGGTTTCCGGACGGTGGCGGGAGCGACTAGGCGGAGACGTTGCCGGGATTCCCCGATACCGGCTCCGGGATCCACAGGGCCGATGTCGCTGGTTGTGCCGGCCGGGTCGGGGACGATGTTCCAGATGAGTCCGGCGGTGGCCGCGACCATGGATATGTGACGGGACAGGGGGCCTTCGTAGACGGTGCCGCAGCACCATGGTTCACCGCCGGGCGGAGGGGTCCACTGGAAGGGCAGCCCGATGGGCAGGTCGGCGTAGGGGCTGGAGGTCAGCAGGTCACGGAGGCAGCCGGTCCAGACGCCGTCTCCGCGGCGGCCGTAGCGGGTGATGTCGGAGAGCCGGGCGACGCCGTCCACGGCGGTCAAGGTCGTGGTCTTCCGGGCCGTGGTTTTGTCCCACGTCTCGACGATGTCTTCGACGTGCCCGCACCACGCGATTTCGTCCTTCGGGTTCAAGGGGGTGCCGTCCCAGTTCACGAGGGCGCCGCGGCGGACGATGCGGATGGGGGTGCCGGCGTAGACGGGCAGGCTGGCGAAGTCGGGTGCGTCGAGGAACCGGATCTCGCAGGACCCGGCGTCGGGGGCCATATCGGCGGTGTCCTGCTGGGATTGGGAAGTGGTGATGGAGGTGATCCATTGGGTGATGTCGATCCACCGCATGCCGGGGCCGACGGGGTAGAGCCGGTCGTTGTTCAGGCGACCGTTGGTGCTGGAGCCGAGGGTGAATGCGTTGGCGACATGGGCGGCTTGGAGGGGGGTCAGGGAGTCCAGGGGGGTTTTGTCGAGACGGAACCCTTCGGCGGAGGGGTCCATCACCCACACTTCGGCGCGTGGTGGGACGTCGTAGTAGACCGGGCCGTTAGTAGGCATAGCGTCCTCTTCTGCGGAACACGTCTTCCACGGCGTCGGCGATGTCGCGGGCAACCTCATAAGAGGGTTTGAGACTGTGGAGGTTGATGGTCAGGTTGATGCCGGCGGTGTCTGTGCCGGTGAGGGATGGGGTGGGTAGTTGTCTGGGGGCGGCGTCGACGACGGCGTCTCCGACGCGGCGGACGGCCTGGGTGGCGGCGGTTTGCTGGGATTGGATTCCTTGGGCGAATCCTTCGATGGTCCAGCCACCGATCTGGCGGAAGACTTTGGAGGGGCTGGCGATGCCGAGTAGGCGTTTGGCGAAGTTGATGGCGTTGCCGATGACTTCTTTGATCTTGTTGATGATCGCGGCGGGGCTGAAGGCGTTGGCGAGGGAGGTGATCATGTTGCGTCCGACGGCGGCGAGTTGGGAGCCGACGTTGCTGAGGGCGGAGAGGATGTTGCCGGGTAGGCCGGTGAAGAACTGGACGACGCCGTCGACGGCTTGGCGGCCGCCGTCGAGTAGGCCTTTGAAGAATCCGCTGATGCGGTTGCCGATGTCTTGTGCGCCGGAGGCGAGACGGTTCCAGGCTCCGGTGATGGCTGGGATGCAGGTGCCGGTGATCCAGTCTCCGACGCCTTTGACGGCGCCTTTGATGCCGTTCCACATTTGGGTTACGGCTTCGCGGAAGCCTTCGTTGGTGTTCCACAGGTAGGTGATGGCTGCGACCAGCCCGATAAGGGCTAGGACGATGATTCCTATGGGGTTCGCGTTCATGGCGGCGTTGAGTGCAAGTTGGGCTGCGGTGGCGAGTTGGGTGATGGCGTTCCAGATGCCGATGGCGGTGTTCCAGGCTGTCCAGGCTAGGACGATGGCTCCGATGCCGACAGCGAGGGGCAGCAGCCAGCCTTGGGATTCGATGAGCCATTGGCCGAGGGCTTGCAGGGTGGGCCACAGTTGGGTAGCGGCGAGGGTACCGAGCTGCTGGAAAACGGGCAGGAGGTTGGTTGTTGCCCAGTCGGCGAGTGCCCGGCCGGCGGGCAGGAGGTCGGTGTTGATCCAAGTTCCTGCTTCGGCTAGGGCGGGGCCGAAGTTGGTTTCGAGCCATGCGGCGGCTTCTTCGAGGCGGGGCATGACTTCCCCGGCGAATGCTTCGGCGAGGGCTGTTGCTGCGGGTAGGAACACGGTTCCGATGCGCGCGGAGATGTTGGCCATGGAGGCGTCTAGGCGCTGTTGTTTCCCGGCGAGGGTGTCAGATTCTTTGGCAAAGTTCCCGTGTGCCGCGCTGGTTTGTTCCATGATCAACGCCAACGTCGCCGCCTGTTGAGCTTCGGTGCTGAACGAGCCACCGACTTTCTTGAAGCCTAATTCAGCGGCTTTCGCGTCGATCTGGGCCTGCTTGAGTGACACTCCGTAGCGTTCGATTGGGTCACGTTCGCCTTTGAGTGCGGATGAGAGTGCGGAGACGGCTTCTTTGGTGCTGCCGCCGAACATGGAACTAAGGTCTGCGCCGAGGGTGATGAGTTGGTTGGTTTTGGGGGCGAGTTCATCCATGGCGGTTCCGCCGTTACGAAGTTGGGCACCGATGAGGGTGCCCAACTCGTTGTACTCGTTACGGGCTAGGCCGACGCTTTGTGCAGCGGCTTGGGCCCAAGAGTGCATTTGGGTGGCGGAGGAACCGAAGATGCTGTCGACGGCTCCGATGGATTGTTCCAGGTCTCCGGCGGCTTTGATGCCGTTCTTGAGGACGACCCCAACGCCCGCGCCAACTCCGGCGATTGCGACGCCGACGCTGGCTCCGAGGGTTTTGAGGCTGCTGCCGATCTTTCCTAGGCCGAGTTGTTGACCGAGGTTGGAGAACGCTTTGCGGAGGGGCCCGGTGTCGGCCAGGACGGAGACTTGGATCGTGTGTCCCTTGGCCACGGGATTATCCTTTCTGGCGTTCGTACAGGTCGATTACTGCGGCGCGTTGTCGGAGGGTGAGGGAGCGCCATTGATCGGGGGGCAGGCCCAGGGCGACGATCGCGAAGGCGAGTTCGTCCGCCCGGGCCGTCAGGCTTCCGGGGATGCGTCACCGGTCTCGAGGGCGTCTCCGAGTTCGTCGGTGATGCTGGTGACGGGCAGGGCCCGGATGTCGTCGAGGGTGACGTTGGGGTGGGTGTGACGTTTGAGGACGTAGAGGACGTGGATGAGTAGCGTCACGGTTACGCCGTTGCCGTCTTCGAGGGACTGGAGTTCGGTCAGGGTGATGCCCTGGTCTTCGAGGTATTCGAGGTCTCCGACTGTGATTCTGTCGATGAGTGACATGGTGGGGTTCCTTAGTTGAGGTCGTTGATGAGTTTCCCGAGGCCGTCGTTGAGTTGGGTGAGGACCCGGGCGGTGTTGGCTTGGATGGCTCGGGGCAGGAACTCGGTGGCGGGGTAGCGGCCGTCGCCGCTGCCGTAGTGGATGATCCCGGCGTAGGGCACCCGGGCCCCTCCGGCACGGACGACGGCTTTGGTTTTGCCGCGTCCGGCGCGGATGCTGGCGGCTAGGGCCCCGGTGCGGCGGGGGGAGATGCGGGCTGCTGTGGTGACGACGGTGGTTCCGATGGAGTGCATCAGTTCCTTGAGGTCGCTGGCGGCGACTCCGGTTTTCTCCAATGCTCGTACGGTTTTCCGGAGGCCTTGGATGCGTAGACGCTGCCCGTTGAGCTCGAACTCTTCCCGCATGGCCTTGGTCAGGCTTTCTTGAGGGTCTTGTCGACTTCGGGGCAGTCCCATTCGACTTCGAAGGTGTAGGGCTTGGTCGGGTCGGCCTGTCCACCGATGTTGGGTCGGACGCCGATGACGCATTTCCCGGTGATGTGCGGCTGGGCGGTGGTCGGGGTTTTGTTGCCGTGTGGCGCGAACACGAAGTCGAGGGTCTGGCCGACGGCTTCCCAGACTTTCATCCAGAAGCTGGAGGCGTCGAGGGACTGGACGGCGGTGATTTTGAGTTTGCCTTGGTCTGGTGCGAGCTGTGGGTCGTTGAGGTCACCGAACGTGAGGCTGTCGGTGTCCTTTTTCTCGAAGGACAGGACTGCTTCTCGCATGTCGGCGGCGTAGTCGGTGCCGCCGATGGTGAGCCAGAGCGCGCGGCCGAAGATGCGGGTGGTTGCTGCCATGTCAGGACTCCTTGTTGAGGGTGATGGTGGCTGTGACGGCGTAGAGGGGTTGCCCGTCGGGGAGGGTGACGGTTTGGTAGTTCTGGACGTGGATTGCCGCGGGTAGGGGCATCTGTAGCAGCCCGGCGGCGAAGCTGTCGGCGTCTTCGGCCATCACGTCGTTGTCGCCGGGGCGGGTGTAGTAGGTCACCTTGAAGCTGATGTCCCAGCTACCGAACGCGCCACGTTCCAAGAACGAATCGGCTTCGGTCAGGATGATCGCGGGCAGGTCGAGGATCTCGGGTACGTCGACGTGGGTGGGTGCCAGGGTTTCGAGTGTGCTGGCCAACTCGTGGCGGGTTTCGGTGATCCAGTTCATGCCAGGCCTGCTTTCATCCAGGGCGCCAGCAGTCCGCGGGCTCGGGCGGTGGGGTCGCGGTTGACTCTCACCACGCTGCCGCCGTTGAGGTCTGCGAAGTTCCGGACGCCGTTGGGGGCTTGTTTGAGGTACCAGAGGTCTCCGGCGATGAGGATGACGGCCTGGTCGGCGATGGACCAGTGGAGCTTGTTGACGTCGATGAGTTCGTTCAGCAGTTGGTAGGCGCCGGTGAGGACCGGGGCGAGTTGGTCTTCCCGGTCCTTGGATACCCCGAGTTCTTTCCGGAGCTGGGCGAGTTCGACGGGCATGGCTCAGGCGAACTCGATGGGCAGGATCGCGGTGGGGAAGGGCACCAGCACGGTGCCGTAGCCGTAGATGCTGAAGCTCTTGGAGAGGTTGATGATGTTCTCGTCCTGGAGCTGCGCGGGGGCGCCGGGGGATTCCAAGAATTCGATGGCGATCTTGTCGGCGAAGGCGGCCTTGCCGGTGATGTCGGTGCCGGGCAGGACTTTGACGGGAACGTTCCCGAGGTTCCCGTCGACTTTGACTAGGTCGAGTTCCCCGATGATGTTGATGCCGGTGCCGTAGACGGTCATGAGACGCCGGTCGCCGTCCTTGAGTCGACGAAGGGCTTTGAACACGTCACGGGAGACGTGGAGAGCGTCGAGAGCGAATCCGCGGTCCTCGAGGGTCAGGGCGGCGTCGACGATGGTGTCGAGCCACTGGTCGGGGGTTGCGGCGTTGAGTGTGGCGCCGATGTCGATGGCGGAGGTGTCGTCGCTGGCGTCGGCGGTGATGTTGGCCGTGACCTGGTCGAGGAAGGCCTTGCGGACGGCGGTGTTGGTGACTTTGGCGTATCGCAGCGCGAGGGCCCGGAGGGTGATGTTGAGTGCCGGCACGGTGGCGCGTTCGATGGCCTGCCGGGAGAGCTGGGTCCAGCCGCCCCAGGTCGCGACCTTGGCGTTGGCGGATTCGAGGTTGACCTTGCCTTCTGACAGGTCGTCGCCTTCCTTGGTTTGTGCGGCGACCTTGGTGGCGTCTTCCTTGAGTTTGACGTAGTCCACGGACAGGCCTTCGGCCGGGAGGGTGCCGCGGGTGAAGGATTCGACGAGTTTGCGGCGGTCGTCGACCAGCTGGATGTAGTCGCCGATGAAGGTGTCCTTCATCATGGTGTCGGCGGTGGTGGCTCCGGTGTAGGCGCGGTGGAACTCGATTGCTGCGTCGTCGCCGGCAGCGACGGCTTTGACGTAGTCGCCGATGGTGCGCCACTGGTCGGCGGCGTGTCCCGGGGCGGGTGCGACGCCGACGGTGAGGCGTGCGATGTCGCGGGCCTGGTCGTCGAGCTGTTCGCGGATGGCGGCGATGTCGTTGGTGATGCCGTCGGTGTGCATGGGGTGGTTCTCCTTCTGGAGTTGGTTACGGAGGCTGGCGGGGTCGATGGTTGCGCCGCTGTAGGCGGGGACGGGCACGAGACTGAACTCGCGGGCGATGACGCGGGTCCAGTGGATTACGTCGTCTTCGTCTACGCGGTATTCGAGGGGTTCGAAGCCGATGGACAGTTTGAGCACGCCGTCGCGGACGAGGACCCACGCGTCTCGGCCGAGGGTGGTGTCGGAGATACGGCCGGTGATCTGGCAGCCTTCGTCGATGTCGGTGATGGTTGGGATGGTTCCGACGGCGTCGCGATGGTTGAGGAGCAGGACGGGGCCGGCGCCTTCGGTTTCCACGCTGCCCCGGTCGAATGCTTCGCGGCCGAACCAGTGTTCGATCACCTGGTTCCAGGGCACCCCAATTCCGGTGAACTCGCGGGCGTCGTGGTTGAGGGCGTCGCGGTTGAGGAGTGCGGTGCGGGTGATGACCTGGTTGGGGTTCAGGCCGCGGATTGGGTGGTCACTGAGCTTCAACATCACTGACTTCCTGGTTCTGGGTGCGGGGCGGGAGGCCTTCGATACGGCGGACTTCTTCGGGGTCGAGGAAGCCGGCGTTGATGCCGACGGCGTGGGCTTGGTAGCGGCTGAGGGTGTCGGCTCGTAGCACGGCGTCGAGGTTGAACCGGACCAGCTGGCCGCGGGGGGTGAGCACGGACAGGAGCTCTTCGATCGGCCGGAGGTAGGCCATGAGTGTCCAGCGGATGAACCCGAGCCATTCTTGGGAGACGTTGGCGTAGGTGGTTGATTTACCGTCGAGGCCGATGGCCATGAGGGATGTGGGGATCCCGAACAAGCGCGCGATTTCGGTGGTGGTGAAGTCTTGGGCTTCGAGCCAGAGCACGTCAGCGGGTTTGAGGAGGATGGGTTCGTAGGTCAACCCGCGGCCGAGGACCTTGATGCCGGAGGGGTTCTGGGTTTTGTCGATGGGTTCGCCGTTTTCGTCGATGCCGTTCCACATGTCGCGGTACTCGATGGCTTGCTGGCGGGTGAGAGCGGCTTCGCTGCTGAGGACGCCGGTTGGTTGTCCGGTTTCGGTGAACCAGCCGGAGGCGTATTCGGCGGCGCCGTCGGCGAATGCCAGGCCTCGGCGGGCGGCTTCGATGGGGCCCATGCCGCGGAGCCAGCCGGGTGGTTTGAGGATCGACAGGTGCCGGATGTGGTGGCGGGTGTAGGTGGTTCCCTTGTGCTGGTAGCGGATCTCGTTGGTGGTGCCGTCACGTCCGACGCCGACTTCGTTGGGCGGGAGGACGTGCAGGTCCACGACCATGCCGTCGACGCGGTCGATGCGGACGAACGCGTTGCCGTCGATGGCGAGGCTGAGGACGATATCGGAGAGCCATTCGGAGAGGGTCTGTTGGCTGTTGGGGGTCCGGACGATGCTGGGGGTGGCCCCGTCTACGACGTAGCCGCCGCGGTAGACGTCCATGGTGAGCTGGGAGGCTCCGGTGACTAGGACTTGCAGCGCCCGCCACACTGAGGGGACCGCGACGGATCGGCGCACGGACATGGGTTCCCAAGCGGTGCGGGACGGGGGAAGGACCGCGGCGCGGCGTGGGGCGGCGTCCCGGGTGCCCAATCCCAGCCAGTAGGCCATTCGGGTCCAGATGCTCATGTAAGCATGATCGACCCGGTGTCCCACTTTGCTACACGAATAGCTGTTGGCTAGGGGTTCCGTCGTTGATGTCGGATATGTGGGCGGCGAGGAAGGTGGCGATGATGGCGTCTGCTGGGGTGGGGCCGGGCACGACCAGCCAGGAGCCGTCGTTGAGGCGTTTCTGGTGGCTGGTGGCGAGTTGACGCCGGAGGATTGGGGTGTGGGTATGGGCTAGGGTGCCGCGGGTGATGCGGGCGTAGATTCCGGCTGCGGCTTGGGCGGCTTCGGTGCTGGTGAGCATCCACACTTCCCGGCCTTGGTCGCGGAGTTGTTTCCCCACGTCTGAGAGTCGCCGGGAGTCCATGGCGATGGCGGCGTCTGGGTGATGCTCTAGGAGCCGGGTCAGGAGTTCGATGAGTTGGTCACGGCCGACGCCGCGCAGTGATGCGACGGGTTCGGTGTGGATGATCCCGTCGTGTTTCCAGGCGGCGGTGATGGTGATCCAGTCCCAGCCGCTTGACCGGTCGACGCCGAAGACGACGGTTTGGGTGGTGGGACCGTCGGGGTCGGTGGTGGGGCATTGGTCCCACATGTCGAGGTCGGCCCAGGAGCGGGATGCGGCGACGAACTGGTTCAGTGCGTAGCGTTGCTGGTCGGTGACGGGGCTGGCGGCGATGTCTGCGAGGACGGTTTCGCGGTCGATGGCTCCGATGGCGATTGCGGGGTTCGCGGCTTCGAGGGCGCCGGGGTCGTGGATGGTTGCGCCGTCGGGTGCGGTCCACAGCCAGAACCCGAAGCGTTCGTCTAGGTGGGGGGATTGGATGGCGGCGTAGCCGCGGGCGTAGAGGTCCTTCAGCAGGTGGGAGCCGTCGTCGCCTGCTGTAGTGATCCCGATGACCAAGGCGTCGAGGCGGGAGCGTTGGCCGTTGACGATGGAGTACCACATTTCGGGTCGCATGAGGTGGAGTTCGTCGGCGATGCCGAGGGTGACGGGCACCGACTGGAGTCCTTCCCGGAGGTTGGGTTTGACCTGGTAGCCGCCGCGGCCGTCCCGCCAGCGGATACCGCGGGTTCCCGAGGCGATCATCAGCGAGGTCAGTAGCGGGTCGGAGACGACGGCGTAGCGGACCCGGTCGTAGACGACGTTGGCTTGTTCGACGCTGGTGGCGACCCCGACGACGGAGGGGTCCTCGACGTGCTGGGTGAGGCCGTATAGGCCGATGCCTCCGCCGATAACGGACTTGCCGTTCTGGCGGCCCATGGAGGCGACGGCCTGCCGGAACCGGAGCCGGCCACGAAGCCCGGGGACGGGCCAGTCGAGGGGGTAGCGTTCCAGCAGGTGGTTGATGGTGGCGCGCTGGTCGTCGCGGAGGGTCACCAGGTTTCCGGTGGGCAGTCGCCAGTGATGTTCCATGAGTTCGATCAGGCGGGGGCCGTCGGACAGGACGAGTTCCCCTCGTAGTGGCGGGGTGAACGTGGTTGGTGCCCAGGGCTGGCCGTCGAACTGGATCATGGGTCAGGCGATCTTGCGGGGGCCGATGAGGTGCAGGCCGTCGGTGATGGCCGGCGCGGAGCCGGGCAGGGTGGCTTGTCCAGCCGCCGGCCGGCGATCCTCAATGCGTTCGATGAGCTTGACATACTGCGCCATCACCGACGCCTGGTAGTTGGCGTCGAGTTCCGCGGCGGTGCGCTTGAGCGCGACGGCCAGGGGATGGTTCCCCGGGAGCCAGTCACGGCAGCCGCGCAGGAAACGGGCCGTCGAGGTGCTCATCGTTTCAGCTTTCGGCATTTCGGGCTTCTTTCTGCTCTGACTAGGGGTTTTGTGTTGAAACTGGTGGATTTTCGGGGCCGTGTGTGGAAATCCCGACTGGGGGCGGGGTCTCGGAGGGGCCCTTGGGAAAAACCGGGTCCCGGTCAGCCGGCCGGGCCGGGATATCCGAGTTCCGGCAGGCCCAGGGCCCCGGCCCATCGGGGATGGATGATCTGCTGGCGGCCGTCGGGTCCGGCGCCCTTGGCGCTGTTGCACGGCCGGCACAGCGTGACGAGGTAGTCCGGGTCGTAGGCCTGGTCGAGCCGGTCGGTGCGGATGAGGTCCACGACGGCTTCGACGTGGTCGACGGTCAGGTCCTCGGTGGTTCCGCACTGCTGGCACTGATGCCCGTCGCGTTCCTTCACCACGGCAGCGACTCGCTTCCAGCGTTCGTCCTTCAACGACCAGCGACTCACCGCAGCCTCCCGACCGTCGACCGGCTGAGTCCGGTGACTTCCGCGATCTCCCGCACGGATAGACCCCGCTCTGCCAACACCTGCACGTCACGGCGGCGGGAGTCACGCTCACCGTCAGCCGGGGAACCGAACCTGACCCGCCAGGAACCCGTCCCGTTAGCTGCCTTGCTCACCGGCACCGAGCGAGACCGCAGCCAACGAGCTGACGAGTTTCCCACATCCACAGGCCGCCGCCCTGTACCTAGAGACTTACTCACTACTTACCATCCTTCTATATATTCCTTTACTTGTTCCTTACTTATGGGGGACATCAGTGTCCCCTCTAAGGGGACATCAGTGTCCCCTCTAAGGGGACATCAGTGTCCCCCCTCGACGGTCCCGAACCGGCACCGCGAACCGAGTTTTCCACAGTTTCCACAGGGTAGTTTTCCACAGGTAGGCGGAGGGTGTTGGTGGTCAGTGAGTAGACCGCTCGGGACCGTCCGTGACCGTTGTGGTCACGGACGATCGCGCCGGCCTTGATCAGCTCGGCGATGGCCCGCTGCACCCGTTTCCGGGCGGCGTCGTAGCCCGGCTGTCCTTCGACGACGCCGGTGGTGAACATCACGATGGACGCGTGCCCGCCCCAGAACAGGCGAGGCACATGGTCGGCGGTGCGGTCGTCGTGGGCCACCAAGGCCATGTGCACGAGCACGACACGAGCGAACGCCGACAGATCCGCCCAGACGGGCGACATGGCCTCCCTGACGAGTTTGATACCCAT